TTCAAGAATTCTATTAATGAACTCATGGTTTACCGTGCACGGTAGAGACACAACCTCGGTTGTCAAGAATGTCTCAACCTCATCACACATCGTTTTAGTCAATCCATAGAGATGCTCGTACATCAAGTAAGTTTCGGTGCAAACTTCATGATAGTCTAGGGCATGGATTTTCTCTTCCTCCTTAACCTCAATCTCCTTAAAGCCAGCCATGAGTTTTAGTGTTATTGCGATCACCGTTCTAACTATGGGCTGAAAATAAGTATCCCTATGCAATCCCTTAGCAACAGTCAAAAGCCACCGCTTACCCATGTGCTCATTGTACTCGATCATTGAGTGGAAGGTTTTAGCCAGTATTCGACCAGGTTTAGGTCCAAATATCAGCCCGTCTTTAGTGGGCCAAAATCGACCTGAACAGTATTCCGCATCGTATTGACTAATGAATGTGTGGATCTTGGCATTGAACCCAATGGATATCCAATGCTCGTCCACTATCGGTGTATACACATCATTATACTTCGCCAAGTAGATCGACAATACATCATCCCCGGTGTTAAAAGTGATGATTTCTTCGGGAGGTATATTGGCCCTCTCCCTCTGAACTTCTTTAGCTGTCCCCACAACCGTGGTATCGCCGGATGAAGTATTGCCGTCACCTGATTTGACAGTTGCTGCGATCTTATACTTAATTCCATGTTGAGTAACGCCCTTCGTATTGGCCAACCTTGCCAAAGGTTTAATAGCGTTGGCGGGTGCATGGTGAGTTTTATAGGGATGCAATATCAACCTGACGGCCTCTGGGCCACAGTGAGCATCAAACCTACTCTGATCTTCCTCTTTAAACATGACAGCCCCCAACCTTGACAATCTAGCAAGGTGGAACTCGAAGCAGCTTCCCAACTGCTCAGCATTCATTCCTGATGTGTAAATAATAGTGGTTCTGGGCCTCCTCTCTTGAGGTGCCATTTCTACTCCGTAGGATACGTCTTGATTCCACATCCAAGCGATCTGCTTTGTCATCGAGTACGTGATTGGTCCCGTGACTACCTGGAACAACGGTTTGCGACCTGAGATTATTCTCGGGGCGAACAGTTCTACGCCGATGTGTTGTGAATTTGTGGATTCTGGGTACGATTTGAGCTGTTTTTCCCTTTTGACGAACGCCACCACCAGGTCAACCCATTGTTCACCATTAGCAAGTGACGATTTTGCTTGTTGCAGCTCAGCTCTTCTCTTTGGGGGGAATCTATTCACCCAGAAGTTGAAGTCAGGCCTCTTTAATCTACCATTCCTAACATATGCACTTTCTGTAACAGGTAAAATCCTGTTGAGTGTGGAGAACATCTCGTCCCAAGCCTCCACCTGACTCTCAGGTCTGGCTAAGCAACCTCTCGATACAACAGCCACTTGTTCATTATGGACACAACTCCTCGCTACCACTGGTATTCGCATATTGACACCAAAACCAAATTGGGTTGTGCCATGCTTAGGTACACAGTTTGAGAAGTTGATTGGTAATGTGACTGTTGCACTAGGGTCTATTGGTGGTAAAGGATGCCCTTCCATGCAAACATCAATCCTAGTTATTGGCCTGTGCATGATGCAAGCTTTTGAATTGGTTCTCACTGAGAAGGTTGACCATCGGATCAGGGTTCGTGTGCTAGTGTGCACTATTTGAGCTGCCTGCTTCCTCATCCATGGAAGGAGAGTACTAATCCCTGACAATAATTCATTAATGTTGGTCTGTCGGGCCCACTGTGCAGCATCAGATCTCACACTGGTCAATTGGTAGCCAAAGCAAAAGAGGTACCATTGCAATCTGCCCACCAAGTTTCGAAGGGGGGCAAACATAGCTTTTGTCACATTGGTGGTCATTAAATCCTCAATTTTGGAACGATACTTTCGACGCTGCCAATAAGTGTATGCCAATGTCATTAAGGCCACTGCTAGTGGTATTAGGTGCAATGCGGCTTTGACCACTGTTTTGGTTGGAAAGAACCATTTTGGTAGGAATGTGAGAAGAGCGTTCAAATCTTTAATTGGTCGATGTTGTTCATCCAAGATAGGCATGAGCAGTTGTTTCTCTGTTTCAACATCGTTGAAGAAACCTAATATGGCTGCTGCTGTAGCAGACTCGGCTATCATCTCCGTTGGAATATTAAACCTAATACAGGATTTCTTAGCCTTTTCTGCAGCCGAAGCAAACAGTGCACTGTCTCTCGGTCTCAACCCAACGAATACTCTAACTTCGTCAACAACGCCCTTAGGGACATAGATCTTCTTGTCTTCTGATTGGTAATGGAACAGCACCCAGTTGTACACACTAAATGCTTTAGCTTGTTCTAGTTTCAGTGTGGTAATGACAGTGTACAACGCTGGATCTTTAGCTAGGCCGGCCCTCAAATCATAATTCAGCTGTCCAAAGAACTCTGGCCTCCTCAAAGATTGCAGGAGCCCCATTGTTGGTGGTTTCGTCTTAGTGACTAGTCCTGTCTTAGCTGATTTGATGAGAACAACCCTGGTATCGCCATAACGGTCAATCTGTTCCCAAGCAAAGGCATTTGTACCATCGTCATAGTAACTTGTCATGAACCAATATGCTCCATCACCCATTTCATAGGATTTGCTATCACCAGTTACCTGCATTGTGACCCTCTCTTCATCACGGGTGTAAGTTATCTCACCCTTGCACATGGATCCAACCAATTCATTGTAGTGACGGATCGTTATGATCCCAACGCCATCAGTTGTCCTTTTCAACATGCGAACAATATCTTCGGGTCCCCAATCTTGAGCCCTGTACATGCAAATGAACACGTCTGGTTTTACGCAGGCACAGGTAAACGGGTCGTGCACACAATACTTTGCATCCTTCACATTATCAGCCCAGAATGTACTCACGCAATCAATTGGTTCATCAGGTGGTATACAGCAGTGAACATTATCATGTTTCCCTTTCTTCATCCTGCCTGGGTTCCCATAGATGTTTAGGATCTCTTTACTATTGAACCTATGCAAAATGCTTTCCTCAGCAATCTGTCTCTCTATGGCTACATAAGGATGGTCTTGCACAGGGGCATGAGGCTTGTCACATACGAACCTATGACTTGGATACATTTGCTCAAATGACTTCATCAAATTATCTGGTAGTGCAAACGTTGTGTGTATGAGGATTCTAGTGTCCTTCTTGTCCTTCTTCTCACGTTCTTGTTTCTCGAGTTTCAATTTTTCGTAATCTTCAAGACGTTTCTCAATCTCACTGAGAGGGAGATTCTCTCCTGACACCTGAATTAAGTCCTGATCTGGTGCCTTGTGAGCATTAGGGTCTGGTTTTACATCAGAACCCCTTGGATTGTTGTTCTGACTCCAGTTGCCCCCACGGTTTCCTCGGCCCCTAGGGTTATTCCCACGGCCACGTGGTCTCCATGATTGATTGTTTTGTTGATTATCCGCCATTTACTAGATGTTTTCACTAGAGGTTTGTATTAATTTACAATTGGCAGTATAAAGTATTTATAACAGTTAATTCTGCTCTACGGGTTGTGTAGATAAAAT